TAAACAACGTTTTCTTGATAGAAAATTAGCATTAAGTATAAAATAAAAAAAAATAATAAATATTATGAAAGGATGGAATGAGTATTTTAATAATAAATTAAATGAAGAAGATGATTGGGATGAGGACGAAGAAGAGGAAGTAGAAGAAGCATCACAAGGTGAAAAATACGCTATTGAATTAGGATTATTAAATTGTGAAATAATGGGTGCAACTATAATGGATAATGGTATAAAATTAAATATCAGAAATGATAGATTGATCACAGGGTTTTGTGAAATAACAGTTAAAAATGGTAAGATTGATATATACACAAAATTTTAAAATGAATATGAAGACACAAATACAGAATTTTATTCACCTAAATATTAAACAAAAAATACCAAGAATTATGAAAGTTCTTGGTATTTTTTATTTAATATTTTCTGCACTGTATTACAAATAGGTAATTTTCCTGTTCTTGTTTCATCATTCATACATCTAAACCCAACACCTGGATAGAAATAGATAAATAAATCATGTGCAATCAATCCATTACTTGTTGATAATAGATGTGCTAATTGGTCTTCATTAAATCCTGCAACATATTGTTTAATCCTACTTTTTCTTAAATCACCAATATCTAAATCAGAATTAATAATTTCTAATAAACATTCTTTTAACATGCGTTTTTGTTTTTATATATTATTATTCATTAGGTGAAACATATCTTGGATCTATATAAGAACTATATTTTCCCCCTTTTTTACGATCTAAATATAATGATTGTGCTATATCGGATGCTGTTTGTTCATCTACCATTAATGTCGCAACTATATCTTCTGTTTTCATTTCAACAATAACCAATTCAACTTTTTTACCTTTTAGCTTTTTATCAAAAATACCTTCAACTATTATTTCATTAAATCTTTTAATATTTTCCATTTCTTTAAACTTGTTTTCGTTTATATATAAAATAAAATAAAATAAAAAATGATAATAGTTGGAATTGACCCTTCTCTTTCGAGTACAGGATTATCTATATTGAAAGATGATAAAATAATATTATTTAATTATAATAATAAAAAACCTAATTATAAATGGTTTAAGAATACTGCAAATATAGTAAACTATATGCATCATACTTATGTGTTTGGAAAAGACTTTTCAGAATCAGAAGTTGCTAAGTTAAAGATTTATGATGAAGTTACAGATAAAATTATTGATACAATAGTTAAATACTTAGATGAAGGTGAAGAATTAAAAGTTTGCATTGAAGGATTTTCTTATAGTTCAACAGGTAATATAATTGACTTAGTTGTATTTTCAACTTTAATCAGATATAAATTATTAAAAGTACCTAATTCAGAACTTAATATAATCCCACCATCGAGTTTAAAATCATTTATAGGTTCGGAAGTATATGATAAGGATAAAAAGGGTGTATATCGCAACGAAAGTGGTAAAGCAGCAGGTTCTTTTGATAAGAAAGACATGATGGAAGCATTATTAAAGTTAGATTTGAAGTTTGAATACATTGATTATCTTAAAATTAACAAAAGTATATTATTTTCAACTAAGACAATTCCCAGTCCATTTACCGATATAAATGACAGCTTAATATTAATGTATTACGGTGTTAAACAAAATAATATTATAATTTAATGTTTTTTATACTTTTAAATTAAACTTTTAATAATAATTAGTATATACATATTGTATGTGAGTAATAGGTTTTATTCATATATGATAAAAAATAATTAAATAACATGACAATAAGTAATTCAGATTGTCCAATGTATAAAAAACATCATAACATTATAGATGGTATATATACATTAAGACATCCCGATTCTTGGGAAGAGATACCTGAGATTGATGAACTTGATGCTGTCGATGAAGATGATGAATTATATAATTTATTAATAGATGCTAAAATATATGACATTGAAGACTTAGAAGGGTTTGAAATACCAACTGATGAACATAATATAATAGAAACAATATTTGTAATACGGAGAAATGGAAATTATTATCTTTGTGAAACACAAGGTGAAAATTATATAAAATTTAGTACTAATATTAATAAATTAGAATTCATTAAAAATTTAGATAGAGCAGACAAATTAAAAAAAATACAAGATAATTTTTAATTATCATTTTTGTTTAAAAATCTTTTATATATACATATAAAAGATTTTTTTGTTATGATAAACGAACAATATAATTACGATGATAATTTTTTCAGAATGGTTTCAGTTTCTTTAATAAAGACTTTAACCAATACTATTACATGGATAAATTATTTCAGTGATAAAAAAATTAGAGTTGTGGTACCTTTTTATTTAGCATTAGCTGGTAATGATAAATTTGCATTAGATGCTTTTGTTGATGATATACCATCTTCAAGAATTGAATTGAACACTGACCAAATACCAAGAGGTATTATTACATTTAATTCCTTTAGTACTGATACATCACAATTTGCTAATCCAAATCAATATCTAAGAAATAAAAGAGAAATAAATGGTAAATTAAAAACCCTTATACAAAAAACTAAAGCAGTTCCTGTTACAATTAATTATGATATTGATATCACTCTAAATACTGAAATGGATACTTTAAAAGTTTCAGAAAAACTATTAAATACCTTATTTAACTATATGTTCTTTAATCTTGATTATTATGGAATTAAAATAGATGCAGTTTTTGCACTTCCTGATGACAAAGATATAACTATTGAAAGAGATTTAAATATGGATAGTGATACAAAGAAACATGTTAAGTTTTCATTAAAAGTAGATACATACTATCCTATTTTCTTAATAGAAAATAATAAGTTTATAGATATGGATGATTTTATTATTTGTGATAATGATAAAGATATTGATTGGAGTAGAATGTATAAGAAAAATCCTGCTGAATTAGGTGAAGAAGAAATTTCAACTGCTAAAAGAGTTTATTGGAAAAATTATATAATGGATGATAAAATGCAAGAAAGCAGCACAGTAGTAATACCACCACCAATCCCAACAAGTGAAAATGATTATGTTGAAGATGGTGATGTAAACAATTATTTTAGATAATATAAAATATACAAATAAAAATGAAATTATTAAAAGATTATAAAAATTTTTTGTTAGAAGAATTACATGTTGGTAATGTTGAAATATCAAATATGGAAGAATATCTTGATGGAATGTCAAAAGGATTAGGTGATAAATTATTCTTTTTAAATAAAGTAGATTTAGATGTATTAATTGATTTTGGTTCAGCAGACGGTACACTATTAAATTATATATCAACTGTTAAACCAGAAATGAAATTAATAGGTTATGATATTGATGAAAAAATGATTAATATTTCAAGAAATAAATACAAACAAATACAATTTGAAAGTAGTTGGAATAAAGTACAAGACTTTTTAACTACAAATAAAGATTTAAAAGTTGGAATTTTACTGTCTTCGGTTATTCACGAAGTTTATTCATATTCTAAAAGTAATACTATTAGTCATTTTTGGAAAGAACAAGTCTTCAACCCTGATATAGATTATGTAATAATAAGGGATATGATACCATCAAGTTCATATAATAAAATGAATTTGATTGATATTAAGAAAATTAGGGAAAAATCAAACCCAAAACAATTAGCAGAATTTGAAGAAGAATGGGGTAATATAGGTACAGACTTTAGAACATTATTACATTGGTTATTGAAATATAGATACTTAGTGAATTGGGGTAGGGAATTATATGAAAACTATTTACCAATAACAATAGAACATTTAAAGAATAAATGGATACCATCAAGTTGGAATATAATTTATGAAAAACATTATACATACGAATTCATAAAACAAACAGTTAAAAAAGATTTTGATATTGATTTAAACGAACCAACACATCTAAAAATGATTATAGAAAACAAAAACCACTAAATTTTAGTGGTTTTTGTTTTTACAAATACATATCGGACATGTCTTTCCCATATTCATTGTTCACCTTTACATATTGAACACATACCTGCACCACAATCATAACAGTCAGATTTAGGATTTTCTGTTTGTTCTAACCCACTTGTATCTAATCTAACAAATTTTATTTTTTTTATCTTTTCTAATATAGTCATCATCACCATTATACACATACTTTGTTAAAAAGTTTACTAAAAATACTTATTTTTTATTTATATATAAAAATAACAATAAAAATAAAAAATATTATATGGGAATAGTAACAAGAGGTCAAAAAGGTAGTAAATTAACTATTCAAGAAATGGATGGTAATTTAATTTATTTAGATAGTAGATCAACATCCGCAAATACTGGATTATCAACCGAAATAACACAAAGAATATCATCTGATAATAGTATAAGTAATAAATTAACAACCGAAGTATCACAACGTATTTCAACCGAACTCAGTTTAAGTACTGCTATTTCACAAGGTGGAACAGGTGGGGGTGGTGAATCTTTTTGGGAAAATTCAACAATGCAACAAAAATCTATTAAATATGGTAGATTATATAACTGGTATGCTGCAACTGATGTAAGAGGTATTGCACCTGTTGGATGGCATGTACCAAGTTATACTGAATTTCAGACATTAATTAATTTCTGTGGTGGTATAAATACTGCACAGTATAAATTAAAATCAACAGATTCAAATTATTGGAATCATTATAGTGGAGATCCACTTCCAACAAATGATTATAATTTTATGGCTGTTGGAAGTGGAGCAAGATATTTTTACAATAACCTTTTTGGGGAATTAAATGATGGGTGTTATTTATGGTCTGCTTCAAATGATGGGAATGGGTATCCAGGGATATTTAGACTATTCCCTAATAAATTAGAGTTAGTATATGGATATGATAAAATGTTTGGATTTTCTATTCGACTTATCAAAGATAATTCAACAAACGAAGGAGACGTAATAATTGACGGTGATACTTATCATTCAGTTACAATTGGTGACCAGGTTTGGTTACAACAAAATTTAGCAGAAACTCATTACCAAAACGGTGATTTAATAGGTTCAGATTTTAGTGGTACAGTTGGAGCTGTAACTGCTTATAATAATGATGAATCTAATGTTTATAATATTGTAACAATAACAGACCCAATTCATATCCAACCTAAAGATAATAAAAGAATAAATGCAAATATTATTGACGGATTAACAAATAGTGATTCTTTATGGGAAGAAGTTATAAATGGTAAAAAATATACAGACACATATTACGATTGGGATTCTAATTCATCAAAATGGATTCCTAATGGTAAACAAGAAACTACTTATAATAATAGTGACCAAGATATATTAGAAGAATATTATAATTTTAATGTTGGTGATTCATCATGGACTTTAGTTTACAGGGGAGAATACACATATGATTCTAATAATAATCAAATATTAGATATTAAATATAATTGGGATGATGAACTAAACAAGCTAATAAATTACGAAAAATCTATAAATGCTTATGACGATAGAAATAATGAAATATTACATGAATCTTATGAATGGGATATTGAAACATCATCTTGGGTAGGTAGTCGTAAATATGTATATGCTTATGACCATAATAATAACCCTGATAATAATGAAAATTCAAAACTTAAATCTAATATAAGTATACCTACAAATGTTTATAACAATAAAATATTATCTGCAAGTTATTTATGGGATTCTAATATTTCTGATTGGATTGGTAAAAATAAATATGAATATGCTTTTGATTCTAATAATAATAAAATATTAGATGCAAGTTATTCATGGGATTCTAATATTTCTGATTGGGTAGGTCAACAAAAAAATGAATATGCTTTTGATTATAATAATAATGAAATATTATATGCAGAATATTCTTGGGATTCTAATACTTCTGATTGGATTGGTGATTATAAAAATGAATACATATATGATTCTAATAATAATTCAATTTTAGAAGCAGAATATAGTTGGGATTATAATACTTCTAATTGGGTCGGTGACGGAAAAACTGAATATGAATACGATTCTAATAATTCTATAATATTACAAATAAATTATTATTGGGATTCTAATATATCTGATTGGAATTATGATAGTAAAAGGGAATATACTTATGATTCTAATAATAATGAAATATTAAATGTACAATATAGTTGGGATTCTGATACATCTAATTGGATAACTGTTGGTAAATATGAATATACTTATGATACTAATAATAACAGATTATCAGAAATAGATTATTATTGGGATTCTAATAATTCTGTTTGGGAATTTAATTATAAATATGAATATACATATACTAATAATAATTTAATATTAGAAGTAGATTATACTTGGGGAACTAATATTTCTGGTATTACTTATTGGGAAAATACTATTAAATATGAATATGAATATGATTCTAATAACAATGAAATATTAAATATAATTTCTGCTTGGAATAATTATTATTCTCTTTGGATTTATAATAATAAATATGAATCTGCTTATGATTCTAATAATAATAGAATATTAGATGTTAGTTATTTTTGGGATTCTAATACATCTAATTGGATAGGTAGTCAAAAACGTGAATATGCTTATGATTCAAACAATAATGAAACATTAAACACTTATTATACTTGGAATACTACTACTTCTAATTGGATAGGATATTATAAATATGAATATGCTTATGATTCTAATAATAATAAAATATTAGATGCTGGGTATTCTTGGGATTCTAATACTTCTAATTGGATAGGTAATCAAAAATATATATCTACTTATGACTCTAATAACAATCAATTATTGTATTCATATTATACATGGAATTATAATACATCTAATTGGATAGGGTATTATAAATATGAATCTGCTTTTGATTCTAATAACAATCAATTATTGTATTCATATTATACATGGAATACTACTACTTCTAATTGGATATATAGTTCTAAAGAAGAATATACATATGATTCTAATAATAATCAATTATTAAGCACTTATTATACTTGGAATACTACTACTTCTAATTGGATATATAGTTCTAAAGAAGAATATACATATGATTCTAACAATGAACAAATACTATCAATCAATTATTCTTGGGAATCTAATATTTCTGATTGGGTATATTCTTCTAAAAATGAATCAGTAACATCGAATACTAATGAATTAAGACCAAAAAATAATGATTTAGTAGATGCAAAATATATTAAAAATTTACCAATCGTTTCAGAAAATCCTGGGGGTGGAACAGTTTCTGTTATTAATGTTACTTATAGTGAATTAACAAATTTAATTTCTGCAAATGGGTTAAAACCTTTACAAAATTATCTTATAACAGATTATCAAACAGTACATAGAATACCAAATACAAGTGATATAAATACAGGGGATATTGAACCTTTATTAGTAACTTCAATTAGTAGAAATAAGTTAAAACCAGAAGCATATTCAAGTTTATTTCCACAAGACGTTATTTACTATAATCATATAAATGATCAAACAATTGCACCTGGTTGTACAATGGGGTATATTTACAGAAGAATTGATACAACACAAAACAATGATATATGTTTTGATTTTAGACAAGCAAAATTTAGAAGATGGGAAATAAATGTAACAAATGTTTGGGAATCAGGGATAACTTATGATATAAATGATGTAGTTACTTATAATGATTATATTTATGTTAGTTTATCTGATAATAATAGTGATGATGTTACATCTATATATTGGTCTAATCCTACTAATTCTACTAATTGGTTATTATATCCATTTAAAAATTTAACATATTCAAGTTATTATAATTATTATAGTACGTTTAATATTGGTGGTGCAGTAATTCCAATTACTTCTAATTATCAAGATTATACTATGTGGGGTAATTGGAATCATTATTATAATTCTATTAACAATACAATTTTTTCTTATACTGTTGGTAGTTATGAAAATATGTATTCATTTAATACAGTAATACTTGAAGGTAATTTTTATAATAATACAATATATGGTGGAAATAATGAAGGATCTACTGGTCAATCATCTATGAACAATACTATTTCGGGGTTTTGTTACAATAATATAATTTATGGTGGGTTTAGTGGAAATATTATTGGTAGGGAATTTTATAATAACACTATTAAAAATAGGTTTAGTGGAAATTTAATAGAAGGAGGTTTTTATAATAATTCAATAGGAAGTAATTTTTCTTCTAATACTGTTGGTTCTGCATTTTTTGATAATACAATAGGAAGTTATTTTGATGCTAATACGTTGGGAAGTAATTTTTATGATAATAATATTGGAAGCGATTTTCAATATAATTCCATTAAAAAATATTTTAGTTATAATACAATAGATAGTTACTTTCAAAATAATTCAACAGGTAATTCCTTTGGTTATAATTCAATAGGATATATGTTCGATAGAAATGATATGGGTGATGATTTTCAAAATAATTCAATAAGAAATAACTTTAATAATAATATTATTGGAAGCGGTTTTCAAATGAATAATGTATCTGATAACTTTAATAGTAATGGTGGATTAGATTTTACATCATCAGATTACGTTTATAATCAGTATTCAAAAGAATTATTTATTACTGCATCACAAAAACAAATACTTAAATATACTGATGAATTTGATGACATTATTTTCATAGATTTACCAATACAATAAATATTAAAATAAAAATAAAAATAATAAAATATGTTAAAAATAACAGATAATGAAGTTGTTTTAGAATTAGAAAATTCAAAAACAGAAAATAGAATACCAAAAATAATTCATAGATTATTGTTATATGATGCAGTTACACCTGATGTGTATAACGGTTATATTGAAAGGTTTGATATTTTCAATCCAGAATTTAAACAAGTTCAGTGGATTGAAAGTGAAGTTATTGCATTAATGAATGAAAAAGAATTAATTACATATAATACATATAAATTAAATATTCAGAAATCTGATTTTGCAAGATATATTGTTTTGAAATATTATGGTGGAATTTATTCTGATTATGATATTCTTGTTATAAAACCGTTTATAAGTTTTTATAATGAAAATGCTAATAATGATTTATTTTTTGAAGAAAAAACTATTACAGAAGATTTTATTGAAAAAACTAAAAGTTATAAAATAAGAAATAATGTTCCTGAATCAGCTTTAAGAATTAGTAACTATTTTATTATGTCAACCCCACAATCAGTTAACATGGAAGGTATAATAAATTTATGTGGTGAAAGATGTGGATTAACAGTAGTAGATGATTATGATGTTATTTATACAAGTGGACCAGATGTAGTTAGTACATATTTTAATTCAATACCTAATATTCAATACTTAACTAAAACAGAATCTGATACATATTTTTCACATCTTGGATTCGGACATTGGAGAAACTAAATTAATAAAAATAAAAATAAAAGAAAAATATGAAAAAAATTCAACCAAAGATATTTATTGATATAACAACAGAATTAAATGGTGGTGATTATACACTAAATAATGGTTATTCAATTGGTCAAGTAATACATTTTAATGATACAGGTGAAGAATATTTACACAAAACAGATGGTGTATGGGTTAATGCAATTAATGGGATGTGGGAAAATTCAACAATTCAACAAAAACAAATTAAATACGGTAGATTATATAATTGGTATGCAGCAACTGATACGAGAGGGATAGCTCCTGTTGGGTGGCATGTACCAACTGATATAGAATGGAATATACTTTTAACTTTTATTGGAAATGATGCTACCCAATCAGCTAAATTAATTAGTATTATAGATGGTGGACTTGATATTTATCAGTTTAATGCAAGATTAAATGGGTATTATGATGGTGGATTTAATTATAAGGGAACTTTTGCAGAAATATGGGGAAATAAATCTAACGGTGTCAGTGGGGCTTTTGGTATATACATGTATATTGGACAAGCTATTAATAGTAGTAATAATTACTCAATGGCAAGTGGAAGAGGTATTCGTCTACTAAAAGACAATTCCATAAATGAAGGTGATGTAATAATTGATGGTGATACTTATCATTCAGTAACAATTGGAAATCAAGTTTGGTTACAACAAAACCTTGCTGTTACACATTATCAAAATGGTGATCCTATTCTTTCTAATTTTAGTGGAACACTTGGTGCAGTAACTGCATATAATAACGATGAATCAAATGTTTATGATATTATAGTAGTTGAAGATTTAACACATATTCAACCTATAAATGATAAAAAAATTCATGCAAGTATTATTGATGATTTACCTACATTATGGGAAAATTCACCATCAATGGATACAAAAAATATAACAAATGGTAGATTATATAATTTTTATGCAGCATCTGACACAAGGGGTATTGCACCAATCGGATGGCATGTACCTACAATGGATGAATTTACAACATTAATTAATTTTTGTGGTGGTGTAAATGTAGCAGGTAGTGCATTAAAAGAAAGTGGTACTACTCATTGGGTAGCACCTAATAATGTTGCAACAAATCAATTTGGGTTTGATTTATTACCAAGTGGAATTCATGATACATATTATGATAATTATTCATCATATGGTTCTACAACATTTTTGTGGACATCAATACAATTTGATAATGATTATGCTTATTATGCTAATATTGGTACATGGAGTGGATATATAAGTTTATATCAAACACAAAAGAGTACGGGTGCTTCTATTCGTTGTATTAGAGATAATGGTAATACAGAAACTACTGTTTCAGATATAGATGGAAATAAATACACATCTGTAACTATTGGCACACAAACATGGTTAGTTGAAAATTTAGCTACAACAAAATATAATAATGGTGATCCAATATTACAAATTTTTAATACAACTGATGGTGCATATGGTAATTATAATAATGATGAATCATATGTTTATAATATTGTTAGTATAGAAGATAAAATTCATATTATACCAACTAATGAAAAAAGGGTACCATCAAATATTATTGATGGTTTGGAAGATAATGTTAAAGGACCAACTGGTTCTGTTATGAATAATTTTCCAACATTTACAGATGATTCAGGTAAATTATTAAAAGATAGTGGACTTAACGTACAAGGAATAGTTGATTTAATTGAACAAAGTAAATGGGTAGATGTACCACCAGTTCTTGGTACTACATTAGAAGGTGGAAAAGTTGGTTATGTATTTTCACCACATGATCCAGGTTATGATAAAAATCTTTGGAAAGGTATTATAATTGGAACACCATCTGCAAGTCCAATGAATTTTTCACCAAATATAACTAATGGTGTAACAAGTATGAATATTGGTGATGGATATAGTAATACATTATCTGTTATAAGTGCAATAGGTAGTGATGCAACTGCTGCAAATTATGTAGTTTCATTAACAAACGGTGGATATTCAGATTGGTTTATCCCATCTGCAACTGAACTACAAGACTTGGAAAGTGGGTTGAAAATTTCAGAGGTGTACGGAAACTTTTATTCTTCATCTGAATCAGATCCTGATTATCAAATTGGGGTGAGTTGGACCGGAAGTGATTTTGGTTGGACGGGTTTAATGAAAACACCACCGTTGCCAATAACATTTGAAAATCCATCAAGTCAAGTTTTACCATGTAGATATTTTAGTATACCAAGAGTGTATATTAAACCTAAAAATGATAAAAGAATTCACGCTGATTTTATTGATGGATTAACGAATGGTGAATCTCTTTGGGAAAAATATGATAATTCTGTTGAAGCTGGAATAAAATATGGTTATTTATATAATCAAAAAGCTATTAATGATATCAGACTAATTTCACCTATTGGATATCACATACCAACAACAGATGAATTTAATATATTGATACAGAATGTGGGTGGAAATGATATAGCAGGTGGTGTATTAAAAGAAAGTGGTACTACTCATTGGGATATTCAATTAGAAAATATTACACCATCAGGGTTTAATGCATTACCAGGTGGTATTAAATTAATTAATTCATTCACTGGACTTAATTCATTATCAGTTTTATTAACACAAAATAGTGCATTTTCAATTACTGATAATAGTAATAGTATATCTATTTTTGATCCACTACAAATGGATACCGAAACAAAATTAACAGATTTATTAGCTTCTGTTAGATGTATTAAAGATAATAATGATTTAGCAACAAGTGAAATATTAGATTATGATGGTAATGTGTATCACGAAATAAAATTAGGAAATCAGATATGGTTAATTGAAAATTTAGCGACATCACATTATAACAATGGTGATTTAATTGGTGCGGATAAAGAACTACAACCAAATGAATTTACGTTTACACAACAAAGTTCAATTAGTGATATTGTATCATTTGATAATACAATTATAATCAGTGATGGTACAGGAAATATATATACTTCTATTAATCTTGGTTCTTCGTTTACAAAAACAAGAAATTCTTTAGGTAGTGAAACAATTTATAGTGGGTGCTACGGTAATAATACAGTGATTTTTGTAGGTAATAATGGTTTAGTTATTCAATCTATTGATGGTGGTATGATTTGGACATCTGGGTTGGGTGCTTTAAATATTTCAAATAATTATTCAGGATATTCTTGGAACGGTGTAACATATGGAAATGGTTTATATTTAGCTGTATCTTCGGGTGGACCTACTGGTGGTTTAATTATGAAATCTACTGATGGATTCATTTGGGATTTAGTAAATATAGGTGATAACAATTCATGGTCATCAGTAATTTATAATGAGGGTAAATTTCATGCATCGGGTGGTGGTTGCTATATGAATTCATCAGACGGTATTAATTGGAATACTGTAATTAGTATTCAAGTTGGTGGTTATTTAATAGCAGAAGGTAATAATATTGTGATCATAATGAATAACGGTGGACCAAGTATGAATGTATCTATTAACGGTGGTGAATCATTTACATATTATCCAAATAATTCTATTCTTGGATACAATTGGGCTGGTCTTAATTATCTTAACGGTAAATTTTTATTAACAACAACAGGCGCTGGTCCAGGAAATATGATGTTTTCTTCATCTGATGGTATTACTTGGATACCTATATCAAATATTAACCACTATTATAATGCTACATGTGTTAATAATGATTCTTTAGTTTGCGTTGGTGCAGGTGTAATAGGAATCTATACTATTAATAATGATAATTATTCTGCTTATGATAATAATAATTCATATGTAAGAGTGTTAGGTGTTACTGATGCAGGTATTAGACCTATTGATAATGAACTATTAGATTATAAATACATTAAAAATGTACAAAAAGTTAATAATTCAATAACTACTACATATTCAGAATTATTAAATTTAAAATTAAATTCTAATTTATTATCAGGTGTTAACTATATAATAAGTGATTATCAAACAGTACATAAAATACCAAATACTAATGATACTAATATAGGTATAATTGAACCATTAGAAGTATTAGCTATTGATATTAACTTATTGAGTCCAATTGCATATTCATTAACTTACCCACAAGACATAATTTATTATAATATAGAAAATAATCAACAAGTTGTATCAGGTTGTACCAAAGGATATATTTATAGAAGAATAGATACATTTCAAAATAATGATATACCTTTTGATTTTAGAAACGTTAAATTTAGGAGATGGCAAATTGATGTAACCAATATATGGGATTCAGAAGTCGAATATAATATAAATGAGGTAGTTTTATATTCAGGTACAAATGATATTTATATATGTATAAATGATAATATAACATCAGTAAATCCATCAGAAGATAACAACAATTCATGGATATATAATGGTAGTAATTGGAAGTTATTTGAATGGTCTAATTTAAACTATGTAAGTGTAAATTCAGAAAATTGGAAAATTAATGATGATACTATTATATCTTGTTCTACTAATTATACTGATTATAATATATGGGGTGATTTGGAAAGTTATAAAAATTCAATATATAATAATAAAATAAATTCATTATACATCAGTGGTGATATTATAAAAAATAATAATTCTGTAATATTCGGTTCTAATATTTATAATAATATAATAGGAGGAAATTTTTTTGATAATACAATAGGAAGTTATTTTACTGATAATATAATAGGGGGAAATTTTAAGTATAATAGTATTGGAACATGTTTTCAAGATAATTCAATAGGTAATTATTTTAATAATAATAGTATTGGAACATATTTTCAGGCTAACACTATTGAAAGTTACTTTAGTATAAATATTATAGGTAGTAATTCTAATTCTAATAGTATAGGTAGTAATTCTTATTATAATATTATAGGAAATTATTTTCGACTTAATATTATAGAAGGTGATTTTCAAGATAATATTATTAGAAGTAGTTTTCATTCTAATATTATAGGTAGTAATTCTCATTCTAATATTATAGGTAGTGATTTTTATTCTAATATTATAGGTATTGATTTTAATTCTAATACTATTGGAAGTCAGTTTTATTATAATACTATTGGAGGTCAGTTTAATTATAATACTATTGGAAGTCAGTTTTATTATAATACTATTGGAAGTCATTTTACAATGAATAATGTTTGTGATAATTTTAATATTATGACACTTGGTATTGATTTTACATCAGCAACACATGTATATAATCAATATACTAAAGAATTATTTGTTAATTCTGATTATACTCAAAGATTGATATATGATAAAATGACAATTGTAGATGCTAATGCGTAATTATTTTGATTATTTTGATATGGTTTATTTTATTAATTTACCAAATAGAGTTGATAGGTATGATAATGTAATGAAAATGTTTAGTATATTAAATATAACTAAATATAAGCAAATCATACCTATCATATATCAATTTTCGCAGTATAATTTACCTGTTTCGTGTGAATCATGTAAGTCAGCTCATATTAGTTGTATAGAAGATGCAATAAAAAATAATTATGATAAAATATGTATATTTGAAGATGATATTTGTTTCAACCAAAAAAATACTGAAATTGAAAATAATTTAGATTATCATTTAAATACATGCTTTGATTTTCTAAAAAACAATAAATGGGATATTTTTTATTTTGATAATATAATTGGTGCAAATAAACAAAATAATGAAATGAAAGATTTATATAGAGATGATAAAGTAAAAGGGGTTAAAAAAATAATAGGTAAAATGTTTGCACATAGCTATGCTTTATCAAAATCAATGTTTACTGATTATGTTAAGTTAGCTAAAAATAATTGTTTAAGAAATGATTATTGCTTATATAAAATAAAATCAGATAAAAAATATATGTATTCAGATGGTATTTTTGATCAGTTGTTAAATAATACATCAGATCACCAATGGTAAATTAATATATAATATATTATAAAAAAAAAATATAAAAAAAATGGAAAATTTAATATCACTTAGTGAAGGAAAATGGATGAAAAAAGATAGAATATATCCAACAGAAGAACAGAAAACAATTTTAAATAGCAATAAATCAGAAGATACAGCACAGAAAAAAGTAATTTCAGATTTAATAAGAACTGAGAACACTGCTAATAAAGTTGATGTTGATAAAGCAATTGAAACATATAATTCAAAGAAACCTGTATTAGAAAAACCAGAAGATGTATATAAATTTATAGCAGCATCATTTTCAATAGAAGGTGATGTAGTATCAGGGTTTATAAATTATTCACTAAACGGTGTAATAAATAAAATTAATTTCTAAATATAATGGCAATAAATATACAATTAGCAACACAAGAATGGGTTAATAATTTAGGTCTTGGTGGTGGAGGTTCCACCATCAATGAAGTTACTTATCAAGATTTAACAATTTTAATTAATACAAATGTATTAACTATTGGTCAAAAGTATCTTATAACTGATTATCAAACAGTTCATATTATTCCAAGCACTATTAATAGTGATATTAATACAGGGAATATTGAACCATTATTAGTAACAGCAAGTGGAACTAATACATTATCACCGCTTGCTTATTCAAGTTTATACCCTAAAGATATAATTTATTATGATTTTAATAATGATTTTAATATGATTTTTGGTAGTACTAAAGGTTATATTTATAGAAGAATTGACACTTTACAAAATAACGATATTCCATTCGATTTTAGAAATGTTAAGTTCAGAAGATGGCAACTATACGTATCTAATGTTTGGAATACTGATATTACATATAACAAGAATGATGTTATGTTAGATGGTTATAATATTTATATATGTTTAAAAAATAATATAATTGGTATTAATCCATCATCAGATTATACACACACATATAAATTACTTGAATTTCAAAATTTAAGCTATGCAAGTCCAACATCAGATAATTGGATTATTTCAAATTTAATTATACCATGTTCAACTGAATTTATGGATTATTATGTGTTTAACTATTCGTCATCAATATTTAATAATACATTGGAACAAACAACAAACAATATTATAAACAATAATAATTCTGTATTTTTAGGAAGTAATATTTATAATAATAAAATAGGAAGTTATTTTGACCATAATACGATAGCTGATAATTTTCAAAATAACACAATTAGAGGTATATTTTATAATAACTTAATAGAAAGTTCGTTTAAAAATAATGTTATTGGTATTAATTCATATGAGAATGTGGTTGGAAGTGGTTTTAGTTATAATAATATTGAAAGTGAATTTTTTGTTAATATAATAGGAAATGATTTTAGTTATAACACTATTGGAACAGGTTTTCAAATTAATACAATAGGAAATGCTTTTATTAAAAATATATTAGGAAATAATTGTAATTACAATATATTAGGAAGTTCTTTCATTTATAATGTTATTGGAAATGATTTTAACAATAACATCTGTGAAAATATGTCCAAAAATAATATTGGTTCTACTGTTGAATATAATACTATTGGAACTGGATTTATGAATAATAATATTGGAACTGGGTTTATGCATAATACTGTTGGAAATGATTTTATGTATAATAACATTGGAAATGATTTTATGTATATTAGTATTGGAAGTTCTTTTCAAATGAATACTGTTTGTGAAAATTTTAATTCATTTGATTTTACTTATTCAACGTATGTTTATAACACTTATACAAAAGAAATATTTATAAATTCATTAAACGAAAAGAAATTAATATACAATAAAATGACAATCGAAGATGCAATTGCATAATAAAAAAAATAATAAAATATAATGTCAACAATACAGATAGCAAGTGAAGAATGGGTTAAAAATAATTCAATTTGGGAAAATATAACATCCGATACAAAAACTATTAAATATGGTAGATTGTATAATTATTATGCAGCAACCGATCCAAGAAACATGGCACCTTTAGGGTGGCATATACCAACTCAATATGATTGGGATGTATTGATAGCATTCTGCGGTGGTATGAATGTAGCAGGTGCTAAATTGAAAGAAACTGGTACTGAACATTGGACAGCACCAAATACAGGTACTGATGATTATAATTTTAAAGCTGTTGGTGGTGGTTCTGCTGCGTGGTCTGGTGTACCAGGTAAATTACAAGAATTTGTACTTATTAATAATACAACAGATTTTGTATTTGCACCATTTGTGTCATATCCATCAAATAACGCTTATGGACTTTATAATACTTTTTCTAAAGTCACTATTAACCCTGCTGCTGATAATCAGTCAGGGTGGAATTATAGATTTATTAAGGATAATGATATAAATGAAGGTGATTTAATTGATATTGATGGAAATTTATATCATGCAATAACTATTGGTACACAAATATGGTCACAAGAAAATGCAGCAGTTACACATTATAGAAATGGTGATTTAATAGGTAATGATTTTTCGGGTACTGTTGGGGCAGTATGTGCTTATAATAATGATGAATCATATGTTTATAATATTATAAAAATTGCTGATCCAACCTACGTTAAACCAAGTTTAAATAAAAGAATTAATGCAAATATTATTGATGGGTTATCAATTAGTGAATGGGAAGAAGCAACTACTGTTATAGGTAAAGAACTTTCAAATGGTAGATTATATAATCATTATGCAGCAATTGACCCAAGAGGTATTGCACCAATCGGATGGCATGTACCAAGTTTAATAGAATGGCAAATATTATCTGATTTCTGTGGTGGTGAAAGTGTATCAGGTGGTAAATTAAAAGAGTTTGGTTATAAACATTGGTTAGAACCAAATACAGGTGCTACGGATGAATTTAACTTTAGTATGTTAGCTTCAGGTACAAAATATCCATCAGGTAATTTTGATGGTATTAATACATTTGCATCATATTTAACACCAACCTTTAATAGTGGGCTTGATTATTATGTAGTAAATGTTTATAATAATAGCGAATTTATTCAATTTGCTGGTTTAGGTGCAGATTATGGTTTGAGTATTCGTTTAATAAAAGATGACAATATTGGTGTACAAAATGTAGTTGATATTGATGGTAATATATATGATACGGTTACTATTGGTACTCAAATATGGATGAAACAAAATTTAGCAGTAACACATTATTTAAATAATGATTTAATTGGTAATGATTTTAGTGGAACAGTTGGTGCTGTAACAGCTTATAATAATGATGAATCTTATGTGTTTGATGATATAACAGCACCCGATGAAACACATATTAAACCAACATTAAATAAAAAAATAAAAGCAAATTCTATTGATGGATTACCTGAATTTTACCCACAAAGTTTATCTTTAAGTAAATCAGGTGCAAATAATAGTCCTAATCCACAAAGATTTCAATGGTTTACTACTAAAACAATATCAAGAGTGTTATTAACAATTAACTGTTCGGGTATTTCAGTTTCAATAAATGATATTACTTATAATGAAACAACATTAGTTGGTATAACTTTACCTGCTTTAACCGATTTAGTTATTTTAGATGTTTTAATACAAACTGGTTACGATAATGCAAATGCAATTATAATTTTCTAAAAAATAAAAATTAAAAAATGATACAAATAACAGATACAATCGTGTTTGATGAAACTAAATTTTTATCTGAACAAAGTTCAGAATTTAAAGATTGGTATAATAAAAATGTAAATATTTTGATTAACGATAAAATTGTACCAGATTCGTTAGATACTTTTAAAAGACCAATATCTTACACTATTACAATTGATAAATTTAATATTATAATTTATCCACAATATATTTACAATGAACAAAATAATTGGTCTTGTTCTGATTTTAAACTAAAAATAATAATTAATTAATCATGGGAAATTTATTTAAAACACGTTTCGTTCCTAATTCTGATGGAAGTGATTCAACTACACCAACAAATAATACTAATACAGTTTTTGTACACACATATATTGGTGATGATTTTTCAAGTGATGGTACAAGGGAATTTCCTTTTAAATCTATATTTAAAGCTATTCAAAAAAGTGGTATGAATTATATAGTTTTTAGAGGTGTCATTAATGAATCAGTTAATACCGATAAAACTATTATAGGGGATGATATAAATCAAATGATAATTTCAGCAGATTATAATCCTCGTATGGGAAGTGTTATTCGGTTTACATGTGATTATATTAATAATGCTTACGGAAAAACACAAAATTGCATTATAAAAAATACTAAACTTCAACAAATTTCTATTGGATATGATTACGTTTTTACCAATCAAATTTTTTCATCTAATGGTAATATTGGATATAATGATTGGAATCATTCTACTATAAAAAAATATATAGCAGCATTTTATGTTTTTGAATATAGACAACATCAAAATATATTAATTAGTGATGAATTTGATATTCAGATTGATACTAAGTTCTATAATAAATTTTATGTTTTTATTTCATCATGTGTATTTAAATATAATTCAATAGATATAATTCAACCGATTTGGACAAACAACAGCAAAGAAAATATCCAACTGTTGCGTAATTCTTATTTATCCGCTGGTATGAATCAAGAAAATGTAGATTTTTTATTTTTAAAAGATTCATTTAATAATGAAACTTGTAGAATAATTCTTGAAGAAAGAAATGGTGGAACATCTGGAAATGTTTTTAATAGATATAATACTGATGGGAGTGTATTAGATTTTTCATTAAACCCACAATCTAACAATGAAGCTCTTTATGCAAGTGACTTAGGTGGGTACGTGGGTTGTTTTGGTCCTGCTAATGCAGTATTACCTACTGATTTAGATATACCAAGTAATGTTAATTCTGATGGTTCTGATGATGTTGTTAACCCTGCTACATTACTTAGAGGTAATGTTGATAATACATTTGATTTTAATACAGCATCACTTCAAATATGGAATAGAATGAAAAGTCATACCACTATAATAATACCCAATGGTGTTAAATTTAGAGGAAGTGAATCAATGGAAGATGATGGTACTGCTTTTGGGTATTATTTTGGGAAAAAACAAGACCTTATTTCTAATGTTATTATAAATGTTGGTGATGTATTAGAACCAAATATATTATATAAGGTTACTAATACTAATAAGGATGTGTTTTCAGCAGTTCTATATAATGGAACTCAATATTTACCTGATTATTTTTTCAAAACATCACCTGAAATATTGAACTTTACACTATTAAATGAAGGTTCGGGAACTGTATTATATAAAGTATTATCAATACCGTTTGAATCAGAAGAAATAATTCCTTATGACGATGTTAATACTATATCTACAACCTTTCCGAAGTTTAGTTGTCCTTTCTTTGGAAATGTACATATGCTATACCATAAAATAGGTGATAGAATAGATTTACCCGTATTATTCAGTGAAGTACCTAATGATAAAATTTCTTATTATAGTGATTATGCTGTTACTAATGCTGACCAAGAATTTCTTAATTTATCATTTGACACGGTTAATTACTATTATAAAATACCAGTTATAAAATATTTAAGAATTGAATTAAATGCACATTTTGATATATCTTATGCATAATAAAAAATAAAAATAAAAATAATGACTAAAATAAACAATCTTAATATATCTTTAGACATGGGAACTATACCACCATTAAACAAATTAAGAGGTAAATTACATACAATGGGTATTATGTTAGATTATGGTGTTATACCACCTAAAAATTTTTTTAGAGGAAGAATAAATGTTTTGGGAATTGGGTTAACTAATGCAGAACCAAGTGTAATAGAATATCAGTTTAATTAATTTTAATCCAAATAAAACTAATATATAAAATAAAATACAAATAATGATACAAATAACAGATACAGTAGAATTTGATGAAACTAAAGATTTAGAATCACAAAGTCCTGAATTTCTAACTTGGTTCAATAAAGAAATTGCACCAAAAATCACGTTTAGTGATGGGAAACATGGAATACCACAAACTTGTGCAACTTTTGATGAATTTGGAAGACCGTCAACTTGGGTCTTTGATAAAATAACAGTAAAAGCTGTATATTATACAAATAATGAAAATTATAACTTAAATAAATTTATATGTTATGGGAATATTTAGAATATACGAACATCCGATAAGTAAAATTGTACTTACAAATATAAATACTAAATTTGTTAGTACGATAGTGGGATTTGATAGTAACCCAGGTACAAGAGAGTTACCATACGCAACTATAACTAAGGCTTCATCATATAATTATCCTTACATTGTGTTAAGTGGTCCGACAACAGAAAACATATCAGGGTATAAAGATATAATAGGTGATAATGTATCTGCTGCTATTAATGGTATATGTAGTGGTGCTTATTATTCCAACTTATATAATCTTAGAACATTAGAAGTAAATGGAAATTATGGTGAAGTAAAAAATTGTTACATAAAGAGAAAGGGGTTAGGTTCGTATCAAGAAAGTAAGTTTAATTTTGTTGAATCATCGGTACAAGCTGCATCTTATCCGAATGGTGATTCTAACACTACATTTTTAAATTTTGATAATTGGACTAATTCATATGGATCACTGATACAAGATTCTAATATTTATGTATCAATGATTGATTTATTTCCAAGAATTTCAATAGTTTATTTTCCAATATTCAAATATTGTATATTTAGAAAAGCTATTATTTGGAAATGGAATGGTATAATAATACCAGGTACTAATAATATAAATTCTATATCAGAATTATTATTAGCACTAACTGATTATGCTAATAATGTATTAACTGATTCTTATCAAACTTATATGCTTTCATTAATATCTAATTCATTTTATTCAGATATAACACTTGGACAGACTAATAAGATAATAGACGATTCTGTATACCCAATATTTAATAGATATGATGTAGATGGTACCGTTTTAGATTATACTTTAAATGTTAATGGAAATAATATAGCTCTTTATATGTCGAACCCATTATTCCTTGATCATCAATATGTTGGATGTTATAAACCCAATCTTTCAGGACAATTTAGCAGCAACCATTTAGTATATAATAATATAACTAATGTAAATTCAGATGGTACAGACGATTTGGTAACAACACCCGATTTATTAATTAGCAATGGAAAAGGTGGATTCTATGCATCTCAAGATTCTGTTCAATTTAGAAACAGAACTACAAGTAATGTTTTATCATACGCAAGAGGAATGAAACCAGGTGGTGGTCAAGCTCAATTAAAGAGTGGATTAATTGACAGATTTTATTTTGGTAAAAACAGACCATTTACATCAACATCTGTTCCATGCGAAAGTGTAGAAGTAATACCATATGATTCTTTGACACAAGTTAGTTCTTTTCCAAGATATTCAACACCTTTTAATGATATATGTCAGATTTGGTATCATATAGATACAAATACACCAGTTCTATTTAATGATTTATCAAGTTTAGGTGTAACAACTGACCTTAATTTAACTGAATATGGTACTTGGGCAGTAACTACTGCTGATAATGAATCTTTTGATTTAAATTCAATAATTGGGTTGACTTTAAGACCACAAATAATATTATTTAATAAAATAGAATTAAACTTAAATTATGCGGAGTAATAATATGTCATTAGATTTCTTTGGACAAACAACCAATACTATAAATATTGTTGAACTATATTTTGTTGGACAATCAACTGACACCATACATAAACCTGAAATATCATTTTTTAATATAGGGGTTGTTAAACCAATTATTTGTGAACTTAGTACATTTGGACCAAGCTGTGATCCAGCACCACCAAGTGTCATAACGTATCAATTTACCTAATAAAAATAACCTATATTTCGATATAGGTTATTTTTTTATCAAAATGGTAAAAACAGACCTATTATATTTAATATATAATATAGAAATTGATTATGTATTCATAAGCAATTCATGCAAGATATAGGAACGAACTAAATATCTAAAAAATAAACAATTAAAAGAAATGAAAAATTGGAAATTTGATTTATTTAATGCTAAACAAAGTTTAACATTGGAACAATTTGAAATCAGTACAATCCTTGAAAGACACTTACAACAATTTGAAAGAATGTCAGAAAAAGAATTAACTTATTCTATTAAAGAAACATTGAAAGCATATTCATATGATAATGATGTTAAGAAATTAGTAGAAGGAATGGATGACGAAATAAATAACAATTCGTTAGTTTATGACTTAAAAGACCTTTACAAAAAAGTCGAAAGAAAAAACATGGGTATGCTTTACAGAGAACCACTTAATAGGATTTTAGAAAGCATTAACAAAGATACAGATGAAGAAAGAATGAATTGTATTCTTAATGAATTAGCATTGTATGATTGGGTACCTGAAATTAAAATGTTTGTTAATGGATTAACTGCTAATCCTAACGAAATCAAAAGTATGACTTCTAATGGTGCGAAAGTATCAAAAGTTTATACAATCGTTGAACAATGTGATAATGGTTATGTAGCATTTGTAGGTAACAGATGGTTTAAATTTACTGATAAAGAAGTAAAAGAAGCTGATTTAACTGAATCATTTAAAGGTGAAGATTTATCAAAATTATATAGTTTACAAAAAGCTATGGAAGTATCAGAATTTGAAAACGAAAAACTTGTTTTCCATATTGATGAAAATCTTACAATTAGTTTAGGAACAAACGGTAAAGTATTTATTAACGATGAAGAAGTAGATAAACAAACTACATTAGAAAACTTATTTAATTCACCAATAATTCCTATGATGAAAAAAAGTTATTATTCAATCGTTAAAGAAACATTAGAAAATTTAGACAAAATAGTTGAATTAGATGTTAATCAAAGAATTAGTAATTTAACAAAACCATTGTCAGAACTATATGTTTTCAATTACAAAGAAAAAATTTATTTGTATAACATTGACAAAAGAACAGGTTCATCTTTCTATGAATATGATTCAGTAAATCAATTGGTTGAAGATGTTCAAAGAGAAATGGGATATGATGTTTCTAATTTTGTATCTAATAAACTTTCTAAAGAAATTAAACAATACAAAAAGTTAGAAGATAAAGAACAAGAAATTCAAGGTAAAATTAAGGAAGTTCAAGAATCATTGGAAGCACTTAGTTCAGAACAAGAATTATTAAATGAATCATCTGAACTTAAAGAAGCATTTGACGGTTTAGTATCTTATAAAGAAGAATTAATTAATAACCTTAGAAGAATTCAAAATGCTAAAGTTGCTGAAAGAAAAAGAATTGGATAATTAAAATATATTTATAAAAAAGGGAATTATTAATAGTTCCCTTTTTTTATTTGTATTTATTATAAACTTTTAATAAAATTTGATATACAATATATATTGGGAAATTATTCTTATTAAAAAATAAAAAATAGAGTATATTATCCCAAGTTACAAAGGTACTACAAATTTTTTGAATTACCAAAAAAAATTAAATAAAATTATGGCAAAATATTTAGAAGATAGAGAATTATATTATCAGCTTACTTTAAGTAAGGGGATGGGAAAGTTAACAAGACCAGCACAAGACATGCTAATTTTAATTGCAAACAATACAATTAGAAAGAAAGAAAGAAATTATAATAATAGTGATGATAGAAATGATTGTATTCAACAAGGATTGTTACACATGTTTCAAAATTGGAAAAACTTTAATCCCAAAAAATTTGATACAGCATTTCCATATTTCACTGAAATATTTAAACGTGGTTTAGCAGATGGTATAAATATTATCAACAACAAGAAAAACTACAACGATGATAAAATTATTATGATTAGTATAGATAGAGCTAATGATGGAAATGGATTACACAACATCTAAAATTATTTGATTGAATTATAACAATTCAATCATTTACTTTTTAATATATAAAAGAAAAAGAATGTATGTTAATAACTGATATATTTAAAAAATTTAAAAAAAATAAAACTGAATTAGATGATATAAAAATTTATATTATGGATGATGAAGAATATTATTTAAATTTGGTAAAAATTAGTATCTCTAAATATGGATTTAATGATATTAAGATTTTTACATCTGGTGAAGAATGTTTATTAGAAATTGAAAATGAAAAACCTGATTGTGTAATTTTAGATTATTTGATGGTAGATGGATTGAATGGTGATGAAGTTATGAAGCTAATTAATAAAAATAATCCCGATATATATATTTTAGTTATTTCAGGACAAGAAGATATAAATGTAGCAGCTAATATTATTAAAAACGGTGCATACGAATATGTAGTTAAAAATAAAATGACTATTTTTAATTTAAATGACACTTTACAAAAAATAAAAATTATTAGAGGTTCAGAAAAAAAATCAAAAAATAAAAAATATTCTTATCTTATTCTAAACATATTAGTTTGGGTAATAGGTGTAAGTATTATAATTTATTTAAGCAATAAAATATGAGCAGTAACAAATCAACAATAGGTAATGGTAAATACCGCCAAGGAAAATATAATTTAATAAATAAGGGAAAATATATAGGAGATCCAGATAATATTGTATTTCGTTCAAGTTGGGAATATGCATTTTGTCAATATTTAGACAATAATGAAAAAGTTATGAGATGGGCATGTGAACAACCAATTATATCATATACAGACCTGCGTGGTGGGTTACATAGGTATTACCCCGATTTTTTTTACGAAATAAAAACAAACGATGAAAATTTAATGAGTAGGGTTATAGTTGAAATTAAACCTAAAAAAGAATTATATCCACCCGATAAACCTAAAAATGAAACAGCAAAAGCACTTGAAAGCTATGAATATGCTGTTCGCACCCATATAAAAAACAAACTTAAATGGTCAGCATCAGTTGATTATGCAAAGAAACGAGGGATGGAATTTATTATCATAACAGAAGAACACCTACAAAAATGGGGACTCCTAAAATCTTAAAATAACAATATGATAATTTCAGAAGAAAGAGGTAAAAGTTTTGCTTATTATGTTGATGCTTTGCGTGGTCAGTTCGGTGATTTAACATCATTAGTAGATGCATCAACAAAAGAATTATTTATGTTGAGAAATAAAGAAACACCATATTTTAAAAGAATAAATCTTAATAAAATACAAATTGGACGTTTTTATTTAATTAACTATGAATATAATGGTAATAAAGTATTTTGTCCTATTTTATCTATTGATTATAGAGTTTCAAATAATAAGCATATATTATATGCTGTTAATTTAGATTATCTACCATTTGATTATAAGAAAATATTTTTTAATAAAATGTATACTAATTTCGAACAAATTTTTTCGGGTAATGATGATAGTAATGATGTATTAGAAGAATCTTCTTTACCGATTAATTTTGAAGGAATGTACAACGCATTAAAAAGTAATGGTGATTATAATTTTGCTATTTCAGCATTTGATATTTTGAAAATAAATGAATGTTCATTAGTATCAACTAATTTAATGTATTTAATGATTCACGCTCATATGAGAAAGGTAAATGTTGCACTTATGAAAGAAAATATGAAAAAATATGAATCCGATGATTATATACAAAGTAAATTAAAATATACAATTGAAGAATTGGAAGGTATGGAATCATCTTTTGATACAGATGTAAAAGAATACTATAAAAAAATGAAACAATTAGAAAGTAATTATAAATTATTTAAAAACGATTGACCCATTTTTTATATATAATAAAAAAAATAAAAGATTACAATGGCTGGTTATAAAGATAATAGTAAAAGAAATGGATTAAATGTTGGGTTTTTCAGTAAGCAATTAAGAAAAATTAGTAACTTTGGATTAACATATGATGTAGATAGTATTCCACAATCATACGCAATCGGTGTTAATGAAGATCCAGAATTCAGTACTAATATGGGTAATGTTACAACAGGTCCTATGATGTATGATTTATTTTCTAAAAGAATGATTTCAAAAATATTAGACCAAAAATCAGTTGCATATTTGGACCGTTCTTATTATGATAAAAGAAAAGTACTAAGACAATATTCTATTAAAGATGAAATTAGAGGTTATCTTACAGATATTGCTGATGAAACAATTATATTTGATGAAAATAATTTCTTCTGTAAAGTATTAGATTTACCAACTGATTTCGATGAAATCATTAGACAGAAAGTACATGAAAATTTCAAAAAAGTTTACAATTCATTTGGATTTAATGATGGTATAAAAGCATGGACACTATTAAAGGATTTAATTATTGATGGTTTTATTGCATTTGAAATAATTTATGATAAGAAACAAAAAAATGTTGTTGACTTAATGAAGTTAGATCCATTAACATTAGTACCCGCATCTGACCCCGAAAGTGGTACAGTAGTATGGGTGCAATATCCCGATGATCCAAAACTTAGAAGGATTCTATTAGATGCACAAATTATTTATATTTCATATGGTAATAATCAAGACTTTAGTGAAACATCTTATGTTGAACCATTGATTAGACCATATAACCAATTAAAATTATTGGAACAAACAAAAATATTATTTAATATAAATCAAGCATCAATATATAAAAAGTTTATTATTCCTATTGGTGGATTATCAAGAACACAAGCAGAACAACAAATTAATCAATTAATGTCTGAATATCATGAAGATGTGCAATGGGAAGACCAATTAGGTACTGTTAAAATTAACGGTAGTTCTAATATACCACATAGTAAAGACTTTTGGTTTCCGTCATCAGGTGAAGGTGGTACACCCGAAATGACGATTGAATCACCACAAGGAAATGATTTAAATGAAGACCAAATGTTAATATGGTTTCACAATAATTTAAAAAGAGAATCTAAAATTCCATTTTCACGTTTTGATCAAGATAGCGGTGGTGGTACTTTATTTGGTGATTCTTCGGAAGTAACAAGAGATGAACAAAAATTCCATAATTATATAAGAAGAATTAGAACAGTATTTCAAGAAATTATTGTAAAACCATTGAAGATTCAGATGATGCGTGATTTTCCTGAACTAATTTCAGATAATAATTTCATAGCAAATTTAAGTATAGAATTTAATGCTAATGAATTATTTGAAGAATGGAATTATCTTAAAAACTTAGAAAAACGTTCAAGTATTGCATCTTCTATGTTAACTAATATACAAAACGCAGAAGGTGAACCATATTTAGCATCTGAATGGGTAATCAGAAAAATTATGAGATTTACCGATGCTGATATTCAAGAAAATATGAAGTATAAGATTAAAGAAAAAGGTTCTATGTCTATTGAAGAAATTGAAGGTGGTGAAGGTGGTGAAAGTGACTTTGGTGGTGCTACTGGACCAGGTGAAGATTACTTCGGTAAAGAAGAAGCACCAGGTGGACCTGAAATGGGAACAGAAGCACAAGCAGGTGCTCAAATAGGTGGACAAGCACAAACCCCACCAGCAGCACAAGCACCCGCACAAGGTGGTGGACAAGCACAAACCCCACCCGCTCAAACACCTACTGCATAATTAAAAATCCCTTCTTAATAATTTTAAGAAGGGATTTTTTTTAATCTAATTTATATTTACCATCTTTAAATGTATGATAAATGTGAAATTCTATATTAGGAAAATCTACTGATAATTTATATTTAATATAATCACGCACAGTTGTGATATTAGCAATATCATCATCAGAGAATCCAATTTTAACTTTTTTATTTAATTTTTCAGCATAACGATTTATTTTAATTATAAAATCTTTTACTACCATGATTTTAAATTGTTCAGGTGATGGTGTTCCACGTGCTGCTTCCGTATTATATTTATTAGCAAACCATGATGAAGATATACCAGCGAATTCGCATGATTCTAAATAATTATAAATAATTTCATCATCACTTAATTCTTGATAATTTTCACCAAACATTTTCTTAAATCCTTTCAGATTATTAACCATTAGCGAAAACTGTTCTGCTGATAATTGATTATATATTATCCATTTAACTGTTTTACGAATTGATGATGGTTCATGTCCTCTTGCAGTTATAATACCAAATAAAGAACCTTTAATTAAACATTCTATAAAATCATACCATACTGGTCCAAAATTCTTTGTTGTTATTGCATAAATAGAATCTTCTAAAAATGCATTATCACCCCTAACACCACTATCTCTAAATTCACTATATGTTATTTCTGAATTATTATTTGCAAATCTCCATTCAGAATATCTACCAGCATAATATTCTACAACATTATGTCTAAGTTTTGTAAATAATTCTGTACTAATACTTTCAATAACCCATTCACCATTAACTAAGTGGTCTAATTTAACATTAGTTGACATATTTAATACATTTTCATCCCAATCGAAAAGATAAAATATTAAATATTTATTCCCATCATTTTTTATATTCATAATTATTTATTATATTATAATGTACAAAGATACAACAATTTATTGAATTATCAAAATATTTACAATAAATATTTACAATAAATATTATATTTGTCAGTATTCATTTGGTTTATTCATTATTTTTTCGTACCTTTGTCTTTAAATATACCTATAAAGTTAAATACTTTAATTACAATTTTTATATATAATACAAATATTCAAATAAAAATACAATATGAACGAATACGGTAATTGGAGTTCACCCAGCATTTATGAAATAAATCAAAGAAATAAAGAAAAAAATGAGGTGAGATATTGGGAAGAAGATAATTATAAAAATAATCAAAATAAAAATAATAAACAACTGATGACTAACGCAAAGATAGATAAAATAAAAGAAAAACAAGCTACCACTGTTATAAATAGGAATGTTAGAAAACAATCTAAATCTGACATTGATTATACATTGGATGGAAGCGTTAAACAGTTGTTTCTTAACTTAACAAAAATGCAAATACCTTTTGATTATGAACAAACATTAGTTCATCTTTTTCCAAAAGGTATGAAAACAGATGTACACGGTAATTATTTTATTAAAGTTGGTGAAAGTAAAACAATGTTTTGTGGACACATGGATACATATTGTTATGAATATAAACAAGTTTTTCATGTTATTGATGGTGATATAATTAAAACAGATGGTAGTACAACTTTAGGTGGTGATGATAAAGCAGGTATTGTAATAATGATTTATATGATAAATGCTGGTATACCTGGACTTTATTACTTTTTCAGAGGTGAAGAAGGTGTTACATCACCAACTGGTACATGGGGTTCTAAACAAGCATTAAAAACATATGAAGACATATTTAAGACGTATGAAAAATGTGTAGCATTTGATAGACGTGGTACGACATCAGTTATTACCCAACAAATGTATTCGTTTTGTTGTTCTGATGAATTTGCGGGTACATTAGTTGATGAATTTAAAAAGAATGGTTTGAATTATGACGAAGACCCAACGGGTATGTGGTGTGATTCTGGTGTTTTTATGGATTTGATACCCGAATGTACAAATATATCAGTAGGTTATAAAGATGAACATACTTTTCACGAAGAACAGGATATAGCACACTTAGAAAAATTAGTACAAGCATGTCTTAATATAAATTGGGAAAAATTACCAGTTAAAAGAGATCCAACCGAAGTTAAATCTATCGGAAGATATAATTTTGATACCAAAAATTCTTGGGATAGGGATTATGATAGGGATTATTATAATAGTGGAAATCGTGAGATAACTAAAAAGTTTGATGATTATGGTGATAAATTTGTGAAAAAATATAAAACCATGAACGAAGTATTTGTTTATGCAACTTCTTTACTTTATGAACTTGGTTATGAATGTTTAAACCCCGATGATTTTGCAGAAGGTGATGAAATGTATTTTCAAAATTATACATCACAAGAATTTTTTGCTATAAAAATAGTAGATTATGATATTTATATGTCAGAAGACCAAACGTTAAGATCTTACGACTTTATTGGTAATATTAATACATTTGAAAGTTATATTACTTTTAATTCTGAACCTGATGACACAAGACATTTAGATGCTATTTTAAATGCTGATGATAAAAAAGTTGTTAGGAAAGAAGAAGATGATGAAACTGAAATATATTTTGATAAAAATCAAGATAAAACATTTAGTGAATTTGTAACTAATAACCCTGATGTGTTAAGTAAAATACTTACTATTATATCAGAAAGAGAAGATGGTATTAATAACACAGAATGGATGGAAGTTGATAAAAGAATGTATGACGAAGGTGTAAAAGTAGACTACGCTAAAAAAGGTGGTATTAACCCCGATGAATTAGTTGATTGGATATTTTTTAATTGGTCAAAATGTGAAAAAATTAAACGAGAATATGATAAAGACCAAAAGAATAAACAAACACTTTCTTATGGTATAGGTGGTGTAGGATTTACTAAAGAACAAAATTCTATATTTAGTGATATTGCTATAAATAAATTCCCCCAAAATGTTTTTCATTTTATTGAACAAGTTATAGATAAAGATATAATAAAATTAGTTTCTGATGGTGAAAAATATAAAGCTACAATAACAGCTTGGATTGATGGTGGTGGATATGAAGATAAAAGAAAAAATAAACCAAGTGTTATAAATTATATGAATTTTTTAAATTGGTTAATAAAAAACAGTGAAGATATAAAATCTATATTAGAAGAATAATAACATTTTAAAATAATAAAAAAGGAAGAATTAACGTTCTTCCTTTTTTTTGTGGAAATATTTAAAAGTTAATTTTTGAACTTAATTGTTTTAATATATATAAAATAACAAAAAAGTTGTATTAATCACTTTTTTTTAAAAATGGAAAAAATAGGGTATTTTTATTAAATATATATTAATAAATAACTTAAAAATATAATCACAATAAAAATGGAAATTAAACCCGTACTTGTAATTGAACACAGTTTTAATGGATTAAAACTCAATGAAAGTGCATCAGCAATTAAAAGTGATAAAATAATCCTTGAAGGAATTTTTACCGAATTTGATGTAAAAAATAGAAATGATAGAGTTTATACTAAAGATAAATTCTTACCACATTTACAAGACCTTCAAGAAAGAATGAGCACATTAGGTGTTTATGGTGAATTTGACCACCCCGATGTTTTTGATACAGCATTAGGAAGAGTTTCTCATATTTTGGAAAACCTTACCTTTAATGAATCAGCAAACAGAGTAGATGGTTCTATTCGTTTATTAAACACACATTATGGAAAAGAAGCGAAAGCACTTATCCTTGATGGATGTCCTATTTTTGTCTCTTCACGTGCCGCTGGTGTAACTGAATCTAATGGAACTGTTACAGTTAAGAAATTATTTACGTATGATGCTGTTGCCGATCCAGGTTTCGCATCAACACGAATGAATGTTAAAATATTAAATGAATCATTAGGATTTAATGAATCAGCTAACTTTAGGATATTTGATATGTCCGATGAGTCAAAAATGAATGAACTATTAGAAATGAATAAAAATGATGAACATGTAACAAATGGTCAATTGGTTGAATATTCAGATTATCTAACAGGTGAAATTACTAAAGTAAAAGAAGAAATAAGTAATGCACTTAAAACAGGAAATGACCCTGAAAGATTTTTAAAGCTATCTGAATACTATGAATCATTGCAAGAAAACTACACTAAAATGTCTAAATACTTAGATTACTTAGCTGATACAATTCAAATTGTAGTTAATGAAAATAAAGAATTGAAAGAAAAAACTGATAAAATCATTGAACATAATGATTACTTAGCTGAAAATTTAGAAAAAAATATCAATTATAGTGAATATATCGCTGAAAGTTTAGATAAATCTATCAACTTCGCTGAATACATCGCTGAAAATCTTGATAAATCAATTAAATTTTCTGAATACTTAGCTGAAAATCTTGATAAATCAATTGATTACGCAGAATACATTGCTGAACATACTGAATTTAATATTTCAAATGTTGAAGCATTATCGGAATATGTAGACAACTCAATTAAATATTCAGAATATGTTGCTGAAAACGTTGATAATAATATACAATATGCAGAATACTTAGCTGAACATTTGGATAACAATATTCAATATTCAGAATACTTAGCTGAACATTTGGATAACAATATTCAATATTCAGAATACATTGCTGAAAACTTATCAGATACCCAAGCATATTCTAAATATATTGCTGAAAGTTTAGATAAAACTATTGATGCTGTTAACACAGGAAAAGTAAATGAAAATGATATGTTTGATGACCAAAGAGTTTCTGACTTAAAAGTTACAAACGTTGATGATTTCTATAAAGACGAAGATGAATTCCCACCAATGAATGACCAAGATTTACCAAACGAAATTCAAGACATCGAAGATGATGAAGAAGAAGAAGAAGAAGTATATCCTGAACCAATTCAAGGACAAGATGAAATTCAAGGACAAGGTGAAATTCAAGATGAATTAGAACCAATCTCACAAATACAACCAGAAGCACAAATGACATCTTCACAAGATAATTTAGATATTTTACCAGGTAAAGAAATCACATTTAATCTTGATGGTCAAGAACAATCAGGTGAAGTTATTTCATATAACACACAAGATGGTTTTATTATCGTAAAAGTTGAAGATTTAACACCAAGTCAAGCACAAGGTCAAGCACAAGGTCAAGCACAAGGACAAGCACAAGGTCAAATCCAAGGTCAAGCACAAGGTCAAGCACAAGGACAAGGACAAGGTCAAATCCAAGGACAAATCCAAGGACAAGTACAAGGTCAAGCACAAGGTCAATCACAAGCACAAGGACACGAAATTCAAGTACATGAATCATGTGTAATTATGGTTAGCGATAAATTAAACGAACAAGAAGTAAAAATTAAAGATACAATTACAAATCTTATATCAGAAGCTAAAAAACGTAAAGCAGCAGAACAAAACACACCACATTTCTTATTATTTTTAAGTGAAAATAACAAAACACTTTGGAATAGTTTATCTTTAGAAGATAAAGAAAGAGTAAACGTTACAATAAACGAAAGTAACTATACATCAGAAAAAGAGGTTCTTAATATTATAAGGGAATCTTTGTCAGCAAACAAGACTAAATCACCAGAAGATGTATTAATTGAAGCAATACCAGACGAATTAGTTGAAGTATGGAATGGTTTAAATGACACAGTTAAGAAAAGTATCTTAACATCAGCTAAATTTTATCCTAATTTAATTGGTTCAAGTGCCAAGATGGAATCATTTTGGAATAGTAGAGGTTTAGACAAGTATTCAGATACTAAAAGAACCCTTATTAAAGAAAACATTAACTATATCAATGATAGCAAATTATCTGAAAATCAGGTAGATAGATATTTAGATATATTTAAAAACTTAAACTAAAATAACTTTTTAATATATTGTTAAAAGTGGCAAAAAGTGACATTTTTTAAAAATATATATAAGTTATTAAAAAGACTTAAATGTCTAAAAAATTAAATAAATAATATGAATTTTCAAGTAGACAAAGCGAAAGCGATAAAAAAATGGAATCCTATTCTTGAACATCTTTACGTACAAGATGAAGAAAAGAAAGGTTGGATGGCAGAATATGCTGAATTACACGCAATGAATGAAAATGTATCTTACGCTACTTTAGGTAACGTTCAAGGTATGGGACCAGTGTTTTCACCGCAACCATCACAAACACCTGGTGCTCTTTGGGCAACTGATGCAACTCCAGGTTCAGGTGATATAGGTCAAAACCTTTTACCAGTATCAATGAAAATTGCCGCACAAACAATTGGTTTGGACTTAGTAGCTGTTAAACCTGCTGCTTCTCCAAAAGTAGATTTATTGTTCGTTGATTTCCGTTATGATGATAACAATGATGAATCAGAAGATAGACCATTGGTATTTAAACTTAGTGCTTCTAATAACGTAGCATTACAAACAGCCCTTAAAGCACAATTAGCTAACTTGTTCATCACTGAAAGAGTTGGTGGGTTAGACAAAAGAACTTTCGTTGATTTCACTGGTTCTATCACAGATTTCTTGAATGCACCAACATTGAAAACAGGTGTTTTGGAATTCTTAGGTTTCTCAAGAATTGATGGTCTTCCAATGTTTAGAATTTTTAGACAAGCAGTAGAAGTTGGTCGTTATTCAAATTATGATTCAGCTAAAAATACTTTTGGTCCAACAGGTTCAATGGTAACATTGTTAGAAGGTCAAACAATTCACACAGCTTTATCAGGTACAACTATCACAGGTGTTTCTATTGAATTAGTTTCATTGATGGAAGACCATATTCCTGGTTTCTCAGCAGGTTGGAATTTATATTCAGGTATGAACAGAGCACAAGACGAAATGACTTACCCAGGTCAAATCGGACCAAACGTTTTCACCAAAACTATTCAAGTCGGTGACATCGAAATCACATCAGCTCTTAAAAGAACTGAAATTGAAGATATCAAGGCTTCAACAGGTATGGACATTGTTCAAAAATTAGAATCAGTTTTAATTAACGAACTTTCTCAAAACATTTCTAAGGAAATCGTAGAAAAAGTAAAAGAATTAGCTGAAAAGAATCGTGCATCTTACACAGTTCCTAAAGTTGGTACAATTTCTAAATTTGACTTCAACGTTGATTCTTATTTAGCAAGTGCTTGGGTTCCAGGTGGTGAAACAACTCACTCATTACAAAGAAAACTTATTTCTAAAGTAAATAATGGTTCTAACTATATCGCAAATGAAGGTCGTGTTGGACCAGCACAATACATAGTAACTAACGGTAATATCGCATCTGTTCTTCAAGACACTGCAACTTACGTTCTTTCTACTATCCCTGGTGGTTCTAACTTAAACACAAACGGTCAATTATATCCAGTTGGTAAAATTGGTGCAATGACACTTTATGTTGACCCTTATATGAGATGGGATGATAACAGAGTATTCTTAGGAAGAAAGAATTCAGTAGACCAACCAGGTTTATTATTCTTACCTTACTTAATGGCTCAATCAATCAGTCTTATTTCAGAAGCAACATGGGCACCAAGAATGATGATTCGTTCAAGATATGCAGTTGCTGATATTGGTTTCTTCCCAGAAAAACAATTCTTAGCAATCCACGTTACTGATACTAACGGTGTATTAATCTAATAGTTAATATCTATTCTAAAAAGGTTTCTTCGGAAACCTTTTTTTT